CAACGGTATATTGATATAATGAACCCGTGTCCTATTTAATGTTATATTTTTAAATAGGGAACAAAATCCCAGTCCTACCCAACCCAACCATCCAGTCTTTATTGGCGACATGTTTTAACAGCGGTATATTGGTACAATGAACCCGCGCCCTACCCATGTTCTGGTAGGGAAATAATTATGACTCAGTCATTTATTCCCGTTAAAAGGATAGAAATGTGCACAGCACCACATTTCGAACACACCAATTGTTTTATAATTCCTCTATAGTTATATTATAAAGTTACGACAGCAATAGCTCGGTACGAAAGTTTTACGTGATGGATATAATATGATATTTTGTGAAGAATGTTACAAATTGAGGCAATCTCTAACTTGATTAAGAAGTGAAAAACGACAGGAAACAAGCTGACGCGCTAGTTAAGTCGAAAACACCTCTGCATTTATATGGTCGTACCAGAATTTGTAGATAAAAGCGTTCGAGGGCAGCATTGGCCGTAATTAACAATGTCTAACAGTCGGTCCGCGATACTTCGAGTATGCGGAGATAGTCAATCACCTCAAGTAATATAGCATGATACAAAGGAAGGATCTTGTATCACTAGATTTAAAATTACATGTTCTTTATTTTACTAGCGAAATGTATAGCTGAAACCCAACGTGGATGGAAATTCCTAGGGATAGTAAGGCTTGTGGTGTCCAGTGAGCAAAAACTCAACCAAGACCCGTGTCTTAGTTTTGTTTTGCTTTCTGGACTATTCGATTTTATTTAATTATATATCAGAATGGTCATAGAAAGTTTAAACAATATTAAGAGAAGCACAACAAAAGTGGAGGTAGCCGAGTCAAAAGACTTTAAAAATTCGACGCGAGTAAGCTCAAAGAGTGATCTCGTGTCCAAGCGCTTTAATAAGCGCAATTTGGAGGAAGCATTGAATAGGAGGAATAAGCGTGTACCTTTCGGAGGGATAACTTATATTGGTGACAAGTTTTTCACCCTAGAGGACGATATACGACGTAATATTTTGCACAACGGTAGTGTGAAATACATGGCGTGGCGTTCTTCTAAAACGGCTGTTAGTATTGTCGACCAATGTTGTTTTAATTCGGATATTAAGCCCATATCCAATTTTAGACATAAATTTTATCTGGTTAGAGATGAATTTGAAAACATTTGGTTTTCCACTCGCGACGTTAGAAGAGTCGGAGTGGTGAAGATAGATAGCACCTTGGGTGTATCATTCTTTTTTACAAAGGCAGGATGGTTTTATTTTAGTGCTGTTATAAATATAACTACCGGCCAGTACACTTATGGTAGTAACGATTTTAATTTAGATTACGAAGTTGTCTCTTCTTGCGAGGAGATGGATAATTTAGTAACACTATTCGGATTGTTTAACACCACAGGTCGTGCAATGGGCAATATTAAGGAAAATAATATTGCAAAATGGAGGAAGAAGAACGATAGGAATTTGAAGATCGCATTACCTAAAGAGAAGTTTCTTTACCCTGAATCCGGCGTTTTAGATGCCGTTGATAGATTCAAAAGTTTTCTGAAGGGTTACAATTACTGTGAAAAAAAAATATCACAGGCTGTATCGGTCTTACAAACTCCACCAGAGGATGTACTAGAACAAATAGTGGTATATGCAGAGAGATTTTTTGCTTTCACTACAGGTATTAGTGCGACTTCATCAATTTCGGGTGCTATTTCTGTCGCGTATCTTTATATATCAACATTTGGATTTCAGCGAAGCATTAGTTTGTGGGCAGGTAAATTGTTATCGCACAAGCTAACTGAAATTAGCGAGGGATTACAACCTCAAAGTTCATATCAAGATTTTAAGAATATGTTCACAGATGTGCAATCTGTGAAAAATTCCCACGTCTTAAAAAGTATAGTAAAGATATTTGAGTCTTTTCTGCTTTTACAAATTGTTCCTGATTCTTTTGTAGAATTATGTGGTACTACCGGTATCTTGAAGGTGTCAGGTATAGATATTACTTCTATAAAGAAGAAAGAAAGCTCGTCATTGGATGTGATAGAGAGTTTGATTGAAAGTGTATTGTTCGTTATTGACAAAGTATCAGTAGCGGTATTATCACAAAATGTCACATCACTCTTTATAGACAACACACGTATTTCAGACTTGGATTCGCAGTACGTACATGCGATAGCATGTAAGGATTTCTTAGATAATGAACCATTTTTGCAATCTTACGATGCAGTACCTCCGTTCAAGACAGCAAACGGCTACTTGGTCAGGCTGGATGAGTTAATAAAGTCATATGAAGAATTGGCTCGTGTGGAATCTAAATCGAAATTCACACAGACTTATTCAAACATTAGTAGGAAGATTATACTACTTAATCAAATAGTAATCCAAGCTAGAGAAGATATAAAGCGCGCACCCATACGAGAGCAGCCATTCAGCTTGTTGATTAGCGGTACTTCTGGAATAGGGAAGACTACTATTTACGGTTCACTTATTAATCATATTTGTAAATTTAACAAAATAAGTTGCGAGCCTCGAGACCGTGTCACTTTAAATGAAGCTGACAAGTTCCAATCCGAAGTAAAGATGGGAACTAGTGTTATTATTATGGATGATTTGTGTAATGGTACTGCCAGATCTTATATAGCAGGATCACCGTTAGGTAACGTAATCAAGATCATTAACAATGTTCCTTGCGCCGCAGTGAAAGCTGCTGTACACGAGAAAGGACAAGTTTATTTTAATAACAAACTCACAATAGCGACTACAAATTGCCCTGACTTACAGGCACGAATTTGGTCAATAGAACCAGCCTCTGTACTGCGGCGGTTCCATTACCATATACACACTAAGCTTTTACCGGAATACGCAACATTGCAAAATACACTAGATGCTACGAAGCTTGATAAAGGGGTATATACCCCTGCCTGGGAATTCGATGTGCACGTAATAGAGGCATTAGAAGGTGATTTCAGGTTTAAATCAGTACACAAGACGTGCCATCCTTTGTCTTTAATTGGATTTTTGCAAAACGAGTCAAAGAAGCATTTTGATGCACAGAAAGCGTATGTATCGAGCATGCAGGACATGGATTCAGAAGCGATGTGTAGTGAACACAATTGTTACGCAAGTATTTGCCCTTTTTGCAAAGACCCCCAATTTTTTGTTCCTGAAAACTGGATCAGTGAGATCGGAGACGCACTAATTGGCGCAAAGCGCATGCTATTTCCTCCTCCTAGTGACGAAGAATGCGATGATCGCAGAGCGTTGCTGCGACAAGCCAGAAAGGTGGCAATGGTGAACTTAGAAAAAACATCACTGATTTTGGACGAATTTTCAAGAGAATACCATTTCGCAATTAATACCATCATGGTCGATAGATGTAGCTCTGTATTAGAACTCGGATGGGAGATCGAGGAAGCCCCTCCTAGCGAAGCAACGGATCAGGCGCGTAGATCGTGGCTGTGTGATAGCGATATCTCTAAGTGGCAGGAATCGGTATTTGCGTGTGCTTTTGACGACGTCAAATCGAAGTTGAAATTACATAACGATGAGCGCAACGCTGCATTCACTTCTTGTGTGAGAAATTTCAGCCTTGGTAGATCTCTGTCGTCGATATATGGTACTAAGCCTATTGACGATGATAGAGATTCTTTATGGGAAGAAATAACAGTCGATGAATGTCTGGAGGATTACACACAGACGTGGGGATGGAAGTTTAAGAATGTAGCAGTTAATGTTTTAGAGGTATTTTGGATTAAGTACGGTGGCAGATCCATGCTCCAGACAATATCGAATACCTTTAAAGTGAGGGACGTAGCCGCTGTGACAATAGCAGCGGGAGTTACGCTAACTGCGGCGGGAATGCTCGTTAGAAGTATATCACCTTATGCTCGCAGGTTTCTAAACACTTGGAAACTTGTTGCTGAGGTATCACCCGAGCGTGGTGAAGAAAATATTGAATACGGACACATTACACCGCGCCTACTACCCACTGACGGGGGTTTCAAGTCTCTCGTCTTGGAGGAAATCCCGCGATCTACGCAATCTCATACTTCTACATCAACGCAATTTAGAATGAAATTAGAGCGATGTCTTGGTAGTTTGCAGGCCATTTATTACAAGGATGGACAAATGAAGGCTTCTGTCACTAATGCGTACCCATTATTCGGTACTTTATGGCTTGTACCGAACCATTCGTTTTCGGCTAGTATAGATTACACTCAGATAATTTTATTAACTAAAAGTGATAAGCAGGTGGGTAAGAGCACTACTGAAGCCTTTAACGAGAATAACTT